ATAAATACCTAAATTGGCAACGTACACCTGGTCTTGGAAGTTACCTTCTGATGGTAGTAAATACGTTAAAGAACCGCCAGCAACAAAGTTATACAAATCCATAAATTGTTTGTAAGCTTTAGGACGGTTAATAGCTAATTCTTCGTCTGTTAATTCTTGCATCCAAATATTATTTGGGTCTGAAGTAGACAAAGAGAATGGGAAGTTCATTACATAACTCTGTAAAGGTAACTGACTTGGGGTTTCTTTCATTTGTAACTAATTAATTGTTATTTACTATACATATTATATAGACCTATACTAGTACAGAGAAATAAAAAAAAAAGCCCCGCTTTCGCGGGGCTTCTTCAATTTATGTTATCTCTAAATTAGATAGTGTTTAATCCACTGATGTAGATCTTACCATAGAATTCAGGACGTAACATTTTCTTAGCGTAACGAGTCAATAGACCTTTTCTTGGTGTAAAGGTTTCTGGATCGTACACTAATGGAGTCATGATTAACGGAATGTATGGAGCAAACACAGCACCTGTTTCCAAGAATTGTGAACCTCTGTAACCCATTAAGATCAAGTTTTCAGTCATGTAAGGGTTTTTGTAAACCTTGTAGCGACCGTTAACTGAACCAATTTTCTGTACACCGAAAGCGTATTCCATTTGATCAGCTTCACCGTTACTTGTAGAAGCGAATCCAGGGATTGATTCTAAAATAGTAGCGATAGTAGGAGATGTAACTAAGAAGTTAGCACCACCACGTAACGTTAATTGGTGAATTTTGTTTGATACTTTTTGGATTTTAGTTCCTAAAGTTTGGAACCATTGGCCTTGAGTGTTGTAGAACGCAGTAGCACTGTTTGTTGAGAAAGCGCCATTTGCATAAGTTGTGTTGTTAATAGCTGACCAGTACTCAGTAGCTGCAGCTGCATCTTCGATCAACATGTCTAAGATTTCCAAATCAATTTCCATTGAAATGTACTCGCTCATAATGTTAGTCAATTCAGCTTCTGCATCGATGTTTTGGTAAGCAGCTAAATCTTGTGCAAATTCAGGAGTCCATACTGCTTTCAATTTCTTGGTTTTAGCAGAAATAGGTTGTGATTGCATTCTAACGTTGATCTCAGGGATAACAATTTGACTTGTTCCAGAGTAGTTAGCAGGAACTGCGAATGAACCTGAAGCTTCGAAATCACCACGACCTGATTGGTTACCACCTACAGCAGATGCTTCGTTGTTACCTGAAGTAACGTTGATACCATCTTGTGAAGTTGATTTTTCATAGAATACAACTGCTGAACCTGATGTTGAAGCATAAGTTGCAGAAGAAGTAAAGTAGAATGAAATTGTACCAGCTGTGTAGTTGTAAGTAGTGAAAGCAGGTAATAAGTTAGCAGGGTTTAATACACCACCATCTAAAGTACCTGAAACTACGAAACCACGAACTGCATCCTGATCAAATGAAGGGATGTACAATGAAGCTGTAGTTAAAGTAAATTTAGCAATTTGGCCATTAACAACTGATTGTGAGTAATCAGAATCAAAGTTTAATTCAGCCCATGTAGCATCTACGATAGAAGCTGTACCAGCAGCTACGTTAACAGCAGCACCGTTAGCTGAACTTGTTACAGGAACAGCTGAACTTGTGAATTCGTTAGTAGCGTAAGTGAAACGACCCTCAGGACCACCATATAAACCACCTTCAGCAGCTGGAGTAGAGAATGGGAATTGAGAAGCTGTGTTTCTGTTACCATATAAAGATGAACCAGCAGTGAAAGGTTGCTTAGAGTTACCGTATTGGAAATCTAAGAAGAACACTAGTCCTGAAGGCATGTTCATAGGTTGAACTGAAACGAATTCTTTAGCTACGATAGTACCGAATACTTTACGTACTAAAGGCAACGCAATACCAGCCCAGTTCTCACCTGATCCACCTGAAGTGAAAGTTGAGTTTGAAGTGATAGTGTTGTTTTCAGTTACTAATTGTTTAGCTTGGTTTTCTAACATGATTGACATGTTATTTTTGTCAAGCTCGGTCAAACCTTCTAAAAGGCCTGTTTTAGCCCATTTTCCGGCTAATTTAGCAGCATCAGATTGGAGATTTTTCCAAGAGCCAGCTGCCGATTCGAGTAATTGATTTACTTGTGACATTTTTTTAAATTGTTTTTTTAGTTGTTGTTAAAATTATTTTTTTAAACCTGCCAATGTTTGCCATCTAGCAAATTGGTCGTTTACTTCAAGAATTGGTTTCTTTGTTGGAGCAATTCCTGCTACTTTAGAAGCACCACCAATCATTGATTCGTTAACAGATGTTTTCTTTTCATTTAAACCTTCTGATAATGTTTCGAATACTAATTTAGCTTCTTTAGTAGTAGCTGCTTTATCAAATGCTGCCAATACTTTTACTTTTTGACTTTCGGTTAAGTTTTTAGCTCTAAAGATTTTGTTAGTGTAAAGTAATTTAGCATTTAACAAATTAACTTCGTTTAGATCAGTTTTAACAGTTTCGATAGCAGCATAAGCTTCTTCAAGTTTAGCTTCCATTTCTTTTAGCTTCTTCTTGTAGTCTTCTACACCTTCTTCTTCAGCAGTGTCTTTTTTGTCACCACGTTTAGCAGCAGGTACATCACCTTTGTTACCACCGTATTTTTTACGTTCGTCTAATCCATTCATTAATTCGTCGATGTTGATTTCTTCTTCTTCCGAAGCTTCTACTTCTTCACCTTCTTCTTCGCCTTCTTCACCTTCAATTTCGCCTTCTAGTTCGCCTGCGGCTACCATATCAGCGATCACACCTTCAATGAATTTCTTAAGGTCATCTTCAGACATGTTTTCAATGTCGATTTCTTCTTCTTCTTCACCCATTTCTAATTCTTCCTCTTCAGACACATTACCATGTGCTGTGGGTCCTTTGGGATCGTTGATTAAGTCTTCTTCACCTTCTTTCACTTCTTCTTTTTCACCTTCTTCCATTTCATCAAGTTCTCTTAAAAGTTCATCTAAGTCCATTTCATCCATTTCTTTAGCTTCATCCATATCAGTAGCTTCTTCCATTTCTTTGGTACCTAATTTTTTCTTGCCCATTTGGCCTTCGTACCCTTCTTTGTCATCAGCTTCATCAATTTCTTTAGCTTCGTCCATGTCGAAATTTTCTTTCATGTCCTTTTCTTTCATTTCGTCCATCTCTTTAGCTTCATCCATATCGTAAGATTCTTTAACTTCTTCTTCATCCATTTCAGATAATTTAGCAGCTAATTTTTCTTTCAAATAAGGAGTAAAAGCTTCTTCAAGAGCGGCCTTTGCATTTGCGATAGCAGTTTCTTTAACAGCTTTAGCATCTGCGATTGCTTCTTTAAGCAAGTCTCTGTTGTTTGTCATTTGTCCTCAAATTTAATTGTTGTTGGAAATACGCTTATTGTTGACGATTGTCGAAGCGTAATAAGTTATGTTAACTTGATGCGATATAGGATCGCATATTGCGTCGATACATATATCAAGATTCTTTAAAGTCGCCAGTTGCGCAAAAAAGAAACCCCTACATTTCTGTAGGGGTCAGTCCAAGGAGTCTATCCTTGAGGGGACACTTGCCTAAGGTAGCAGGCATCTTAAATTATCGGACATGTACCATTGGCACACAAAATTTCCGATAATAATATGTTTACTTTTGCGTATGGGTTTTCTTTAGGATTTTCTAAACCTTCTCTAACTAAATTCATGTATGAACCTGGATTAGAAGGAGTTGAAACGAAATCCCAACATAATAGTTCAAAATCGTCTTGTACTTCTAAAGTACCTTCAGCCATTTGTTTTAATGAACCCATACCACGAGATGATACACCTACCATAACGTTGTTTTCAATAAGGGCTTTTAAAATATTGCCTGACATTGTAGGTAAAATTTCTAATTTACCCATTACTTTATCACCATTCCACCAAATGTCTCGGATGATATGAGATACGTTTTTTAAGTTAATGATAGTAGAATCAGGGTGATCTAATTCACCTGTTGCTCTGTTTTCTTTAACAATTGCTTGGTATTTATCAATTTCTCTATCCCAAATATCTTTAGGATAATATCTACCATTCCCGTTTTTAACTTCAGCCGTAGCAAGTATTCCTTCAACCAATGGATTACCAGAAGGTGCTTTTAAACCTTCAGTTAAACTTATTGGTGATACAGAAAACGGGATTGTTTCTATTAATACTTGTTTCATGTTACTTTTTATCTAAATCGCCGTAGCCGCTTGATTTGTATTTACCTTTTGGTGCTTTTGGTTCTCCACCACCAACTACGTCTGTTTTGTAGCCAATGCCCTTAACACCAAATGAAGCATTTGTATGATAATAATTGATATCTTTAGCCATATTTTTAGCTACGATAGCTTTTAATTCATCAACTGTTTTTTTAGCATTTTTAGGATCACCCATTTCAGTTAAATAACCTAATAAAAATGATTGGCCATAAAGGTTATCAATGTTTTTAGGGTCTTTATTATCAAATTGATTAGCTAAATCTTTAGCTACATCTTTATCAATTTTTTCAAAGGTGTTTTGATCGCCGTATTCTTTTTTATCTTTAACACCTACTGCTTCTTCAATTTTCTCATTGAAAATTTTAAACCAATCTGGTTGTTTAGGGGATAAAGTAACAATACCACCTACGGCTTCACTTAAAAGACTTTTACCTTTTAAGATATTAACAGCTGATGTAAAATCGTTACCTGAAGTAATATATTCAGGGAACATTTGTCTTGCTACTTTTAAGAAGTGGTCTTTATTACCTTTACCTTCTTTTATTAATTGATATTCTTGTTGAAGTGTTTTCATTTTTTATAAATATTAAGAGTAGAAAATTGCTGGTCCACCACTAAATGAAGCACTGGTTACAAATAAAGGTACTGTTACTCCTGCTGGGAAGTTAATTGCCCCTAAATTATTTCCATAAGCATCTACTAATGCTGAAAATGTGATTGCAGCGTTTGCTACTGTAAATCCAGCATATGATCCAGTAATACTAGCTGTTGCTTTTGTTGCTGTGGGATTTGCGGGTATATTTGCCATATTTTAGTCTTTAAATAATTCTATTAAGTCGTTTACATAATCATTAGCCAAATCAGTTCCATATACTACACTAAACGATTCTGGATTTGCTCTATAGTAATCCATAGTTTTGTGTTTTGCTTGTTGTAATAATGGTAATAATTCATTTAATTTTGTTTCTAATTCATCGAAACCTAAAATACGGCTTGCAATAAATTTTTTTCTATCTACATCAGTAATATTTAAATCTTGTAAATAAGATTCAACATCTGTGTTTGCTTCGTTTATATTTTCTTTCCAAAGTGGTTTAACAATAATACCTTTAGCTTTTTTATTTAATGCTTTTTGGTTAACTAACTTATATTTAAAGTCTTTAACGTAAGTATTATTTGTTACACCTTCAGGACCTGCTGGTGCTCCAGGACCCATAGTTGCTCCAGGACCTTCAGCTACTTTTTTATATCCAGCTTGTGTATAAGCACCGTATGTTGATTTTCTAGGAGATGGACCTGTATGGTTTTCACCTTCACCACCTGATGTAAAAAATGAGTTAGATGATGTTGTTGAGTCTTCATTAAGAGTTTTTGCTAAATCTTCAGCAACGCTTTTAAATGTTTCATATTCATCTGGGTAATTTGTTCTCAAATGTGTTCTAAAATCATTAAAGTTAGCAATTACTTTTTTAGCAATTTCTCTAAATTTAGGATCGTCTTTTTTATCAGAAGCTAAATCTTCAATATAATCTCTTAGTTGAGCAAATTTCTTAAAAGTAGTATCCATTTCAGGAACAGTTGTTACATCCCAAGATATAGCACCTGTTTCCGGATCAATAGAAGTAACAGTAGATTTTCTACCTTTTTTAACATCTACATCTCCTACTTCAACTTCCTTTAATTTATACTTAGCCATTTGCTTTTGTAAGTTCTTCTAAAAGTTCATAATATTGTAATAAATTAACCAAATCATCATTACCTACTTTAGCCACTTTGCCTAAAGGTAACAACATATTGTTAACTTCATTTAATTTAATTTTAACAACTTTATCAGTAACTTTTAAAGCTAATGAAGTTAATTCATTTTTGATTTCGTTAATTTTAGTATTATAGAATTCTTTTAACTTAGGAGTTGAATCAACTGAATTAATAAATTCTTTTAATACTGTTTTTTGATTATCATTTAATGATGCATATTTACCATTAAATTTTTCCAATAATACTTTGTATGTTAAAATACGTAAATCTTTATCATACGATTGGAATTCAGTCATTAAATCTTCTTCTACCTTTTGTTTATTAACAACACGGGTTGTTAAACTTTCCAAAATAGCAATTTTATTGTTGATAATTTGGTCTGGGTTAGATAGATTTTCGCTGTTGTATATCTCTAATAGAGTGTATAATGCTGCGTGTACTTTATAGCTTGGTAATTTAGTAGCAAAAAATTCATCTAAATTGTAATATTTAGCTATTTCTTGAATTAAATTGTACTTTTGTCTTTTTAATGCACCTCTGTTTAGATTTTTAGAGGATTCAATAACGGAGTTAATTACTACTTCTGCCTTGCCTTCGGTTAAATTTTTATGCTTAGATAAAGTTTCATACAATTTGTACTCTCTACCTAATTCTGTTTTTACAAAGTATTTTTTAAGAATATTGGTTGCTTTTGAATCATTACCTGATAAGGTATCAGCGGTAATTTGTCTTACCAATAATTCAAACAGAATTCCTGTATTCTTATACTTGGAATGTTTTATATTCATTCTAAAGGTTTTGTTATAAATATATAAGGATTTTTATTCTCTGATTTGTTTTTCGTCTAATAGCGATTCTTCTGCTTTAGGCGCTTCAAGAGATATCTTTTTAACTAAACCTTCAATTAAGGATTTATTTTTAAGATATACTTGTTTTGCTTCTAAAGCTAACGGTGAACCACCTTTATATTGTGGACGAATTGAATCCGATTCATTATCGTCATTTTTCATACCTTTAGCGCCTAATCTGTCTTTACCAAAATTATCATCTTGAGTATTGCGATTAGTTGATTTTTCTTCAGGACGTCCCATTTCTAAATCACTACCATATCCTACAGGTACATTTTCTGGCTGGTCGTACATTCTTCCTTTACCATATAATGAAGCTAAATCGTGTGGTGTACCATATGATTTACCTGTTACTTTAGGATCATTACCTTCTTCCATAATTTGATTATAACGGAAAGTACGTTTTTGATCTTCAGCTAGTAAGTTTCTATATTCATCATACTGATCCTGGCTAAAGTGGAATACATTATCATAAATCCAATCTGTAGGTAATAATTTAGCTTCCATAATCTTTTGAGCTAAATCAACCTTTTGAGTCAATAATGCAATTTTCTCTTGGTCGTAGATAATAGATGGAGTTGTTAAATCTAACTCAAAGTTAGTTAATTCTTCACCTGTATATCCTTGAGCGTATAAGTGAACTAATGCGATCTTATATAATTCTGATAAGGTAATACGTTGTATACGGTCAATTGTGCGAGCAAAACGAATATCTTCAGCGGCTAATGTTGCTTTACCACTTAAATCTTTATCGTAACCCATAAATGCTTTAGGCACTTTAAGGGCTGCAAATAATTTATCACGTAAGTAAGTAACGTCTTGAATACCATCATAATTTAGACCTGGTTGGGTTTCAATTTTAGTTGTAGTATCATTACCACGAATTGGAATATAAAAGTCTTCCAATAAGTTTTGCATGTTGTATTTTAAGTTGTACTCACCAGTTTGGTTATCCATTAATGGAGTACGCTTCATAGTTGAAATTGTCTTCTGCATGAAGTTTTCAACTTCGTTAGGAGGAATAGAACCAACGTTAATGTAGAAAGTACGACGGTCTGGGCTACGTGAAATTCTATGAATTAACATAGCATCTTCCATCAACACGTATTGTTTAAAAATACGACGAGCTGGTTCCAAATATGAACGGCCATAAGGTAAATAGTTAACGTCTGTTAATAATCTAAAGTGAGCCATTTCGTAGTTATCAAAATAGATACCTGGTTGGTTATCGTTAAATGTACCTAAGTTAGGTGAATTATAATAACCAGAACCACCAGCGTAAATACCTTCTGGTGAATATCTAAATCTTACTGAGTTTGGGTGTTCTTTATCGTAGTTTTCTTGTCTTTCAATGTGGTATGCAGTGTATGGAAGTACATTATAAACACCATATTTCTCAGCAATTTCTAATTTTAAGAAAAAGTCACCATACTTACACATTTGGCGAATCCAAGACCAAAGATTAAACTCAATGTTTAAAACATCATAAAACAAATTATATAAAATTTGTTGAATATCTTCGTTATTTGATCTAATTTGTAATACCTCACCTAAATCATTTTTTAATGTAGATTCATCTGAAATAATATCAAGAGCAGAAGCAACGATAGCATCATAATCCATATTATCATAGTCTGAGTAGACCATGGTACGTAAGTATTGCCAGTTAACATTTAACTGAGCACCTAATAGAGATGTTGCTGCCGGGGAATAGAGGCGATTGTATCTATCCATCAATGAGTTAGTAGCAATATCACCAGAACGTTGAATGGAATCAACATCCATTACTTTTAACTCGTTACCCCCTTGATTACGAATGATAACATCTGTTGAAAACAGTCGTTGTAATCGGGTAAATAAACTTTTATCAGCCATTTTATATTTTATTATATACTATAAATATTACAATATCCATCTAATATCCTCTTGTCCATGATCTGTTTGCATAGAATATGGATTTTTAACACCTCGTGGATTATAAGCACCAACATACGTACTCTTACTCATGTTTCCAAGTGTAGCTCGAGTCATGTCGTGAGCTTGTTGTTGGAATTTTAGTGATGTATCTCTTAAATACATAGCAATACCAAATGGCATTACCAAGTCATCATTGTATCCAATTTGTGCTTCTGGTCTACCGTTTTTCCACACGAATACTTTCATTTCTTCAACTAAACGTTTTGAACGAATAGTTACAGAGCGGTCACCAACAAATTCTCGGAATTTATTAACAATTAACGGTCTAGTACGCATTGACATTGTAAATCCAGGGGTCATATCGGATGAACCTTCGTATGTCTTTAAATACGACTCTGATGTGAGTTGATCAGATTTAGGTGATTGATATAGATTGCGATAACCTCTTTCAATTACTGCATCTATTGTTGCCCAACCAATTGAAGCGTTTTCAATTACAAGTAAGGCATTGTTGTATTCGGTAGCAACACCTACTAGAAAATATCCAAATTCTTTAGTAGGTAATTGTCCTTTATATTCTGCAACTTGTACATTTGTCGCAATATCAATTACGTGACAAGTTGAAAAGTCTTTACCATCACCTCTAGCTACGTCAGCTACTACCATATAATCTCTTGTATAGTCTGCTGGTTCCCATACCCAGAAGTTTTGGTCAGCGCCTCTTCTTTCAAGAGGTTCTTTTAATGTTGTTTCTTTAATAAAATCTAACCACTCTGGGTAGAATACTACATCACCTGAAGTACTAAAATCGCAATCACATTCTTGTGCTGCTAGTCTAGGATCTCCAAGTAATTCATCTTGACGTTTTCTCCAATCCTCGTTTCGTTCAGGATGGACATACCAAGGTAATTTAATTGGTAAAAAATCATTTTCAGCAGCTTCAGCTTTAACCCATGTTTGATGGAACCAGTTACCTGTACCGTAAGGAGTAGATAATACAATTGCACCACCACCCGTTGCTAATGTTTGTTGAGCTGAAGCCCAAATTTCACCAATTTGTTCAATGAAAGCGGCCTCATCGACTATCAACAAAGAAACGGCTTCTGAACGACCTGCATCACTTGATGCTGAAGTTGCTTTAATTTGAGATCCGTTATTTAGTCGTAGTGTTAATTTGTTATGTTCATCTGCTGGTATTTTAAGCCATGAAGGTAGGTTATCAAACATGAATTTAACTTTCGTTACCATGTTTTTAGCTGTTTCTTGCTTAGTTGCAATACACAACACGTTTTTATCTTTATGGAATAACATTAACCATAGAGAATAACCTGCGGCTAATGTTGATATACCTAACTGACGAGATTTTAATACAATCGAATATGGATGATCTTTCCAAAGATTTAATACTTTATCCTGGAATGGATATAAGTTGAATATTACACGGCCACGTTGTGGGTGTTGAATATTACAGTATTTTTTCATAAAGTGAGCAGGGTCAGCTGCACACTTAATGTATTCTTCTCTGATTATTTGTTTTAAATCGGGTTGGCTCATAACAATACTAGAATAAAAGCAACAGCATTCAAACCTGTAACAATCCAAGCAAGTTTTACTTTAGATTTTTGTTGTTTAATCTGTTCATCTTTTAATTCTATAATTCCATCTTTCTTTTTTATAATGGAATTGTAATTTTCTTCGTTTTTCTTATATAATGAAATAGAAGAATCTTGGGTTTTTATAACAGAATCTTGATTAACAACAACACTGGTTAAAATACTAATAGAGTCGCGAGCAACTCCTATTTGGTTTTTTAAGAAATCACGTTCGTTTTTTACGATCAATGCCTTTTTTAATGTTTTGCAAGGCACATAACAAGTACTATCAATCGAAAGCGTCTGTGAATTCGCTAACAAGGGCAGCATTAGAAAGCTTAGTAATACGATTATGTTCTTCATTATATTTGTTTTTATATAAGTCGGCTTTGGCTTTTAAACCCGACAATTTTTCTTTATCTTCAGCCACTTTATTTTTATACAAAGTAGCTACTGAATCTAATTGGGCAATTTTAACATTGTTAGAATCAACATGGGCTTGTAAAGAATCGATCTGGTAGTTTAGTGCTTTAATTTTATTTTCAGCATCTATACTACCAGCAAATCCTAAATTTCTAACAATAATAATAGTTAATACTATTACTAAAATATAACCAATTATATTAATGTAATTTTTCATTAATCTTCTTCTTCGTCTGCTGTTGGATTAATCATAGCTTCAATTTCTTTCTTAAGTTTAGTTAAGGTTTTTAATTGAGCTACGTATTTATCCTTTTCAGCACCTTCAGCACTCTTATATTTGTTAACAACAGCTTTCATTTCCTTTGTTACATCTTCATACTTTGATTTTAACTTAGCGATTGAAGCGTTTGCAGCGATATCTGATGCTGTTGGTTCCATATCATCCATATCTTCTTCTTTTAACTCAATGTCAACACCTTGAGCTGTAAGTTTTTTAATATCTGCTGGGTTAGATGCTTTAGGCATTACTACAGTACCACGAGTTTTATCAGTATCTACTTCTGTTAACTCAGATACAATCATTTCTTTGATATAAGATTTTAATTCAGATTTTTTCATTATAAAGATTTTGTTATAAATATTACAAAGAAAGTGCCTGTTTCACAGATTTAATACGTTTTTCTGTACTACCTTCAATAATTGTAAAATTTTTCATTTTACGTGTATATTTAGATAACAATATATTAATAGTATCATCAATTAATTCACGATATTTTACATCTGTTTCACGAATACCATTATCTTCTATTTCAACTCCATCAGGTGATACATAAAATACATGATCATATTCATAAAGTAAATGTGAAGCAAAATCACAAAAATCTTCAGCTTCATGATAATTAATCGATTTAGCAGATTTAGCAAATGCCATAACATCAATTACAGTTCTATCTGTAATGATATTATCATGCATTAATTCGCTAGCACGTTCTGCTAAAAATATTGTTTGACCTTTAATTGTTGAATCAGTATTCAAGGGAATACCCATTTCCATCAAATACTTAGAACGCTCAGTTCTAAAATTGTAATCAGCAAATTCAGGTAATTCCTTTAATGCGTTTACAAGCGTTGTTTTACCTACGGACATAGTGCCGCAAAATCCTATTTTCATTGTGAGTCTCCTTTTTTTACTCTATAACTATCTTCATTATAATGTTTTGTAGATACCTCAAAAATTGTAGCCCCTTCTGTAAGTGCTTTTAATTGATGTGGTTGACCACGTTCTAAATCTACAATATCTCCTTCACGAAGCCAAATTACTTTGTGATCTGCTGTTTCAGTATCAATCCAACCATATTCAAATTCCCCCTTAGAAACATACCATGATTCTTTTTTAATCAAATGGTAGTGCATTGAGAATTTTTTATCTTTTTTAAATACTAGTAATTTACCACAATATTCATCATCATTAATGATCCATAATTCATGACCCCATGCCTTCTCATATACTTCTCCTCTGTGAGGTACTGGTGGATACTTATGTCCCATTTTAAAATCTATTTGTGCCTCCTTTTGATGAAGCTTGTTTATACCAAGGTAATCCTTCTCGTTCTTTTCTTATTTCTTTCCATTGGTCTTCTGTAAGTTGAATTCCATTTAGATAATATTCGCGTTTACGAGTATCACCTTGTGGAAGTAATGCTGGACCTTCCCAATTGTGAAGTTTATTGTCAAAAACATAAGCAATTGTTCCATCTGCTTTTGTTAATTTTCTTGAAGGGGCGTATTTTCTATTAGTTTCTTCCATGTTTTATTAATTAATTATATCTCCTTGATGGTTATCCCATTCACAAATGTACACATTATCTTTTGTAGAGCAAAATTTATCTAAAAATGCTTCAGCAACATAAATGGCTTGTGCACCTGAAACTGTAATACCACGAGCTGATAGAGCATCACCTACAAAGTGTACATTTGGGTATTTGGTTAAAGACAAATCATCATATTTTACAAGTGGTTCAGGTGAAAGATATTTTACTTCAGGCATATAAATTCCCCAATCATCACCTAATGTTGGAAATACAATTTGCATTTCTGTAATAAAATCTTCAATGTATTGTGCATAATCTTCACCCAATGCTTCAAACAAAGGTTCCATACTATCAACTTGAAATGCTGATACATTGTTACCTTCAGATGTAGTTGATGGTTTACGTGAAGGGCTATAATAAGTACCAGTACCGTTTACTTGAAGTTTTTTAACTGCTTCTCGTGACCATTCAAATGGATTTGAAATACCATTAATCTCCATCAAGATACCAAAGTTGGTCATATTATTTCTATATGCTTCATCTTTTTTAGCGTGACCATTGTAACTATGATCTCCATATGTTTCCTCTACAGCAACATAAGCCGCATTATTGTTTGTACAAAATGAACGTAACGAAACACCTTCATCATCAAATTTTCTATATAACTTAAAGTCATATGAAATATCAATTAGTTTTTGGAAGTGTTCTTGTGGTGCCTCGAATCGAACTCCAATTTGAACTGATTTAGGTTCGTCTGGTAGTTCATATTCGTTTGCTAATTGTTGAGCAAAATCGATACCTGATTTACCTACAGCAAATATAAGTTCATCATATGAAACTTCAAAATCAGGAAAACCTTGTTTTTCAATAAGATA